CATTCTTCCTTTTTCTTTGCCATAGGACAGTTAAGTTTACCTTTATCTTTATTATTACCAGTAGACAAGCCAAAAGTGGCTAATGCACCAGTAAACACCGAAGCCACGAACGTGATATCGGAGTTACCAGATTTCTTAACTACTGGGATGTCTATGTAATTTAAAGTTATTATGAAGCCACTCCAGACAACTACGCCAAGTCGGACGAATGTTCCTAGAATTTGGATTTGGGCTTCTTGGTCCTCTATTCCGTCTTTAAGTTTTCGGATGAGTCCCTTTTTTTCTTCCGGTTTTCCTTCCATTTGTTAACTTTAGCTTGTAGCTGTTTCTGTACTTTTTTCTTAATAGGTTCAAATAAAGATTGAGTAACAGTAGTTGTTGCTACTGCTATAACAGCTGTTGTTACAGCCGTTACTACTACCGCTGTTTCCGGTATTGGCATCTTAATGTCAATAACAGGAATCTTTAAAGTAGGAGCTTCTGGTTCTTCTGTTGTCTCTTCTGCCTCAGTCTCCTCAGGACGCTCCAAATCGGCTGGGGGTACGATCATAGGTTTATAGGCAGGAACGTCCGCTGTAGGCGGTTTAAAGTATATCTGAGGTATATCTAAAGCTTTAGGTAGGTTAGCTCTAGGTATATTCACTAGTCAGCTGCTTCTACTGTATTACCTTCTGATACCCATGCTAGGTATTCATTCCAATCTATATTATCTGTAGTATTTGGAATAAACGCTCCATCAGATTTTCGAGTGACACCTACAACTGTAGAGTCATCCATCCCTTTAAATTGTTTGTAATCTTTAGTTTGTGCCATAATTAAATCTCCGCAGATGCCCAGAAAATATCATCACCATCACTACCTTGCCAATACCAGGTAGCAGTTCCATTATATAGTTGAGAGCTATGTAAACCTGTAAATAGTGTACAAGATCCTGCGCTACTAGAACTATTTAATACATTGCCTTTTGCAGTCATGGTTGGTTGTGCTCTTTTGGTTACAGCAAATTTCCAAACAGCGTTATGTTTAGAACCTACGCTTGAAGCTGCAGCATAATAACCACCACCAGCTGGGCCAAATACTTCTTTTTCAAAGTATCTTTGACATCTAGCTAATTCATCACCAGTTGATTGAAAAGCATAGTCACTCGTTACAGTTCCTACTTCTAATTGAACGCCTGTTAAATAGAAATTATTAGCAGTATTGTCAGCACAATTTACTTGGCCAACCGCTCGATTAGCATTAGAAACAGTCGCCCAAGAAGTTGCTAAACTACCACTTGTATAACCTGATCCTGCCGCCATCCACCAATTAATTTGTAAACTTTTTGCATTATCATTATCAAGAGCTCCTGTTGTATCTTTTGAGATTACTATTTCTTTTTTCTCCCAAGTATCGGCACTTGAAACTGTATAAGCCGTAGAAATACCCCTATTGTTATCAGAATCCTGCAACTCAACAATGTGAGTACCAGTTTTAGGAGATTTCACCCAGAAAGATAAAGCAAAATCCTTAGCATTAGCAGTTCCCTTACGGAATCTTTGTACATCTTGCCCTTCCATTCTATAGTCAATTCGACAATAATCGCCTGACCCTAGACTTGAATCAGCAGTAGTTACATCACACTTAATACTTTTTACAAAGCCTTGAGCTGTTGGAACATCGGTATCTTGCGAAACAGTCCACGTACCACAAGTTCCAAGATGGAAAGCAAATCGATCAACAGGATATTGCCCTGTAGCTGTTACTGAAGCAAATGAAGTTCCACGTTGTGCAATCCTCATCTCTCCATTAATTACAACATTAGAAGCAGCACCACTAGCTGGTATTGCTTCAAAAGCTGGAGGTGAACCTGCACCTGTGGAGGTTAATACCTGTCCATCTGTACCTGGTCCAACTGCAACTGGAGCACCAGATGCATCATATGTGATTATTTGCCCATCAGTACCATGAGCCATAGCAGCTAAACCGACTGAATTATCTGCTAAAATATCAGCATCTACAGCATCATTTGCTAAATGTTCATGGTCTATAGATCCATCATTATAATGTTCTGAATCTATACCGTTATCTGCAATTTTTGTTTCATCAATTGCATCAGCAGCTATTCCAGCCGCTTTTATCTGTGTTAATGGCATTAATCAGGTTCCTCCGTAATTCCAATTGCCTTTTTTTCTTCCAGTGTTGTTAGCCTTAGCCAATTCGCTGGATATTTTACGCCATTTGATGTAAAAGGCACATCAACTGGCAGTCTTTTTCCGTCTAGTTTAAATGCCATTTTACCTCGCTGTAGCATATTTAAAAGGTGTTTTAGCAAAAGCTATATATACCATATTACCACCACTTGCGTTTTGACCAGCACCAGAACCTCTTAATTTAAACCCGTTTGCTAGGAAATCAATACCTTCACTCGCTACCTCTGCGGCAGCTTCATTAGGCCAATTTCTATGATTAGCTATGTTGTAAGGATCCCTTGCACTATCAATAGTAATCCAAGAATAACCAGAAGTTGCTGATTTCATCATAACGAAAGCAGGTGAAAATCCAGTATAAACAAAAGGACCATTAGCAGATCCATTTCCTGTGAAGTTACCTACCTTAGAATAACCTGCAACACTTGAAAAACAATAAGCAATCATTGCATCACTGCTTCCATTCGATTCGTTATTATCAGAGACAGAGAAAACAGTTGAGTTTCTAGTTTCACTAGCAGTATTCCAATAATCCGTCCCAAAAGGAGTCGAAGTACCTTCCAGTATCATTGTCCCATTAACGGCTAGGCTGCTATGTCGAATTAAATGTGAAGCAGTATTATCTCTATTCTTTACATAAATAAAATCTGGTGTAGCACCTAATCCATGACCTATTGTTGCAGCTGCACCTGATCCAGTCCATGAAACAATAGAAAATCCTGCAGAAGCATTAGCACTTACTGTTGAATCTATAGATCCATCATCATTAGCTGCTGTACCATTAGCTCCTTTCCAACACCAAGCAACAAAACTTTCGCCACTAGTATTTATAGGACCGTTAGCAGCAGCAGTGAATCCATCTGCTATTTCCGTTACCCAGCCTCCACCACTATCACCTTCAGCACTTGTTGAGGGAAGAGAAAAAGTCTTATTACCTCTTACAGCATCTTGAAGGTGATGAGCATCAGTATCATCTCTATTTTTAATCCAAGTCCAATCTGGTTGAAAACCAACACTTGGAGAAGTTAGAGTAGAACCAGTTCCTTCATAAAGAACAGTATTAAAATGTTCATTACCTTTATAAATTGTTGGTTCAGGTATTGTTGCAACACTCAAAGGACCATAGCCTGTAGGAACAGTATGGGCAAATGCTCTTTGACCAAAGTTGAAACTTGCTACATTCCCATTTTTGAAGGCAAACCAAGCGGGATGCCATTGTTTATTTGTACTATACGCAAGGAAATTATCATACAGAGGATTAGCACCTGTAGCAGGATTACCACTTTCTTGCCAAGTACCATTTTTTGCAGCCCATATTTTTCCTGCATCCATGTCAACCGCAATACTAATTACGTCTCCATTAGCCCAAGCAGCTCCCCAAGATGCATCATCAGGATCATGATATGCTTCTCCACTTGCTGCGTACATTTTAAAGCCATCAGTTGCAAAGGCTGCGCTAGCCATACTAGCAGTAATATGAGCAATACCTACACCTTGATACTTAGGAGATGTAATAGTAGTTGCTGTAACTTCCCAATAATATTTACCACTTTCAGGCAAAGCCCAAGATGCTCTAGCTTGTTTATCTTGAGTATCGCCACCCATATCTAAGCCGCCATTGCTTACTGTTATCCCACCATTATCAGTGGTACTCATCGTACAACAATTATTTGTAGGAGTATCTAATAAGGAATCATTCCCTACACCTGCTGCAACTGATAAGTTAGCAGGTGTCCAGTTATTACTGTTACCAGAAGAATCTTTACCTAATGTTGCTGCTGTAGTATTTGAATTATCAGAGAAGTTAAGATAGCATCCATTACTACCATATGTTCCTGCAAACTTCTTTGGTATCCATGCTCCTGTATCTGTATCTGTTTCACCAAAATATGAGGCAGCATAAGCATTACCATCAATAAAGTAAAACTCTGCCATATACCCATTGCAATGAGTAGCATCAACTATATGACCAATGGTATGGTTTTCACCTTCATTTATTCTACCTTCGAAATCTTCGGCAATTGTAGGTTGTGCTGATAATGTTTGCCTTACACCATTGACATAAACCATAGTTCTGTCAGTAGCAGTGGCATTTTCTGTATCTCTTATCCATACTATATGATACCAAGCTGATGGATCTCTATATTTAGCACTGGTTGTAGTAGGTCCAGTATATCCTGATGCATCTGAAACATACCATTTAAGGGTATCATCTGAATCAAAATATATATAATCATTATATGATCCATTCATACCAAATAGATTACCAGACGCGCCAAAGGTTGATCTCTTAAACCAAAAACTAGCTGTCCACTTTTTTCTGTTACCAGCTGATCCAAAATCTCTTTCAAATTCAGCTGTGTCTGCACTATTAAATCTTATAGATCGGTCAATCTCATAGGCACCAGCCGCGCTGGAACCCATTCGCGTTAAAGTATCAAACATATTACGACACCGCTAAACTAGCTACGCAATGAATAGTATCTGCAGCAACAACAAGATAATCAATACGATCAACAGCTCCAGCTGCAGTACTAAGAGTAGGTGCTGTACCTCCAGTCCATTTGAACTGATTTGACCAGCCACATGTTCTAGAGCCTGTACCATCTTGTGTAATTATAATTGATCCAGATTGCCCAACGGATTCTGTTGTAGGGTTTTGTACTGTAACATTAC